GCAGAAAAGCGTTTTATTGCCGCCGGAATTTTTAGATCCGTCTTTTACTGGCGGGATGCCAAAATATATACAACCGTTAATAAAACCAGAAATGGGAACAACATTTTCTGAAACTCTGACACATTTTAGTAATAGGCCAGATTTGACATTTCTTGACCCAACCCGTTATGGGCAAGGTATAAAGGGTAGAGAAATGGAAAGACTATTAGGATCAGTAAATCCAGTTATGGAAAGGTCGTATGCTTATATTGGCGACCCCTCCAAAGTGCGAGCTGAACCGGGTTTGGGTATTTATAAATATGGCGCAGAAAGTCAGGGTTTATATAATCTTTTATCAGACCCGCTGGCATTTAGGACCTTAGCAGTCGAATCAAGCCGCACGCCGTTTACATCAAAATATAACCAAGGCATACCTGACCCAAACCAAGCATTTACTGATGTTGAGCGCATGGCTAAGGAGTACGGTTATGAAGGTGCGGCTAACCCAGAACAAGGAACTGCAATTCTGTTTGGGCCAACGGCTGTAACAAGAGCGCAGCCATGACATTGCCAACAAGTTAAAAAAGTACGACAATCAAAACAACGGTTACCACCCAGCCGTTCAAAGTGGGTGAGTTGAATGGGGTCTAAGATGAATCAAAAGGCAGTAATTGAGAACAATGAAATTGAAGTAGACGAGGAAGAAATCGAAGTCACCAACATCGTTGACGAAGAAGAAACCGAGGATACCGAGGAAGTTGTTGTCAGTATTGGTGAGGAAGCGCCACCTCCCGAAGAACACACTCCAGCGCCTGAATGGGTAAAAGAGTTGCGTAAGACGAACCGAGAACTGCAACGGCAGAATCGTGAATTACAAGGCCGCTTACAAACTGCACCACCTGAGATCAAACCAGTGGTGATAGGTAATAAGCCAAGGCTGGAAGATCACGACTATGACGCTGAAGCATACGAGGAAGCATTAGCAAATTGGTTTGAGCGCAAGCGACAAGCTGATGAGGTTAACGCCAAGCAAGAAGCTGAAGTTATGAATCAGCAGAAGGCATGGCAAGCCAAGTTGGATGGTTATGGCAAGGCGAAAGCCGAGCTAAGAGTAAAGGACTTTGAAGATGCTGAAGAAGTTGCTCAACAAGTTTTTTCTATCACCCAGCAAGGCGTTTTGCTGCAAGGTGCAGATAACCCTGCACTCGTTGTTTACGCACTTGGTAAGAACCCTGCAAAAGCTAAAGAGTTGGCTGAAATCAAAGACCCCGTAAAGTTTGCCTTTGCGGTAGCAAAACTGGAGAAAGACTTGAAAGTTACAAACCGTAGGCAAGCACCCGCACCCGAAAGAATCATCAGTGGTACTGGTCGTTCATCAGGTGCGGTGGACTCAACACTTGAACGGCTGAGAGCAGATGCAGAACGTACGGGTAATATGACGAAAGTCATTGCGTACAAAGCGCAAAAGCGATCAGCATCCAAATAAATCATTAGGAGCTTTTAATGGCTAATTCATTCAGTAAAGAAGAGCGCGTAGCGTTTGAGGACATCCTCGAAGGCTTTAACGATGCTCTAGTTTTGTCCCGCAACGTTTCCATCTACAACACAGATGGTTCGATGATGGAACGCACCAACAACGTTATTTATCGCCCACAGCCTTACATCGCACAGTCGTACGATGGCATGGATCAGACTAATAACTTCACCGCATACACACAGCTGTCAGTACCAGCGACACTTGGCTTTCAAAAGTCTGTGCCGTTCATTCTTGATGCTTTGGAATTGCGTGACGCATTGCAAGAAGGTCGTTTGGGCGATGCTGCCAAACAAAAATTGGCATCTGACATCAACATTTCAATTATGAATGTTGCTGCCGCCCAAGGTTCTTTGGTCGTGACTGTTAACACAGCCGCTGGTGATTATGATGATGTGGCTTTGTGCGACAGCATCATGAACGAACAGGGCGTTCAGTCTTTTGACCGTTACTTGGCCTTATCCAGCCGTGACTACAACGGTATTGCTGGCAACATTGCTGGTGGTACTGGTGGCGCATCAGTCTCTCGTAGTTTTGCTGGCACTAAATCCAACACCGCTTTTGAGCGTTCTTTTGTTGGTATGGTTGCTGGTTTTGAAACTTACAAGCTGGACTATGCCAACCGCATTGCTGCGGCAGCAGGCGCAGACCCAACGATGAGCACATTGGTTGGCGCAAGCAACTTCTATGTGCCCACAGCAACATCTACTGCCACGACTGGTGAGACTCAGAACGTTGACAATCGTTTCCAAACGATCACCGTTTCAAGCACCACCAACCTCCCAGCTGGAACAGCCATTGAGATTAGCGGCGTAGAAGCCGTGCATCACATCACCAAACAAGGTACTGGTTTCTCCAAAACCTTCCGTGTGGTAAGCGTGACCAATGCAACAACTTGCGTTATCACACCTCCAATCATTTCCGCACAAGGTGGAACTGATGCCGAGTTGCAGTATCAAAACTGTATCGTGACTGCTAACGCAACAGCTACCATTAACCGCTTGAACACAGTTGCTGCACCTATCAACTGCTTCTGGCAGAAAGATGCGCTGGAGATTCTGCCCGGTCGTTATGCTGTCCCGTCCGATGCTGGTGTCGCAGTGATGCGTGCCTCTACCGATCAAGGCATTGAACTGGTCATGCAGAAACAATACGATGTCAACACCATGAAAACCAAGTACCGCTTGGATACTCTCTACGGTGTGGTCAATAAGCAGCCAGAAATGTCTGGTATTTTGCTGTTCAATCAGACTTAAGGAAAAATCATGAGTTACAACGTAGTTTTTACACAAGGTACAGTCACCGTTGCCGTACCAGCGGGCGAGAAAATTGCCGTTCAAGCCTACTCAGCAGCAAGCGTATTTCAGCAAGTTGGTTTCCCTAACTTTCCTGAAGTAGATGATTTGCTGACCGTAGTCGAGAACACCACTTATGTGTCAGGCGCATTCACCAATGCCACCAATGTGACTATTCAAGCTGGTGCATCGGGTGCTTACTTTGCAGTTGGTGTTGCCCCAGTCATCTCTGACGATGGCAACTGGCAGCTGCAAGGCGCACCAGCTGACATAGCTGATGGCGGATCGATGATTGCCACAGCAGCAAATGTGCTGACTGGCATTGTGACTGCAACCCCAACCACAACCCGTAGCATTCAGCTACCAACAGGTGCAAACCTTGATCTGGCAACTGAGTGGGCAATCGGTGAGTCGTTTGACTTTAGCGTCATTACTTTGGCTGCGTTTGCTTTGACCATCACGGTCAACACAGGCGTAACCATTGTGGGTTCTGCAGCAACTGCGGCTACGTCTGGTGCATCTGCACGATTCCGTGTTCGCAAGACAGCAGCAGATACCTTCATTGTGTATCGGATAGGTTAATCAACCAAGCAGGCCAGCAGAGATGTTGGCCTGTTTCACATGGAGAGCAAAATGCCAATGAAGCAAGGTTATTCCAAAAAGACAATCGGCAAAAATATTGCAATGGAAATGAAGTCAGGCAAGCCCCAAAAGCAAGCCGTAGCAATGGCACTTGGCATGGCAAGCAAGTCGGCAAAAGCCGCTGGTAAGCCAAGCAAAGCACCAATGAAAAAGATGAAATGATTAAGTCTGCTGCAATTGTAAAAAACAAGACTCTCGCCCCGTGGCGGGAGTTGCGTTTGCAAAAGCGTAAACTCAAAAAAGCGCAAGCCCTTGAGCGCAAGCAAAACAAGATAGTCACGCCAACGCCTATTGGTCTATCGCTTGTTGTAAGTGAACCAGTCGAGTCAATAGAAGATGATTTGCCAAGCCTTGATGAAATGCTGCAACAGGCTGAAGCAATTGGCTTGAAAGTAGATAAGCGCTGGTCAGGTGCGACTTTGCTCAACAAGATCAATAACGCAATGGAGACTGCGTAATGGGTTACACCAAACGTCAATTCATAAGCTCTGCCCTTGAAGAAATAGGTCTTGCGTCATATGTTTTTGACCTTGGCCCTGAACAATTGGACTTTGCTTTGCGCAGACTGGATGCAATGATTGCAGACTGGAACGGCAAAGGCATTCGCTTGGGTTACCCATTGCCATCCAGCCCACAGGACAGCGATTTAGATGAAGAAACCAATGTGCCTGATTCGGCTTATGAAGCCATCATTTGCAATTTAAGCATCCGACTTGCACCAAGTTTTGGCAAGCAAGTAATGGGTGAAACTAAGACAACAGCCAAGCAGGGTTACGACATCCTGTTGCAAAGAGCAACATTCCCGCTTGAACAACAACTGCCAGCAACAATGCCAGCGGGCGCAGGCAACAAACCTTGGCGTGTCTACGATAATCCGTATATCAGACCACCTTATTTCCCCGTGAACGCTGGGCCTGATGGCCCTATTGAATACAACTAAGGACAATCATGCCAACGATCAATCAACTGCCAGTCCTGAGCACGATTTCAAGCGGCGACCAGCTTCCTGTTTACTCACCAAACAACGGGGATGCAAGACGCACTTCTATCGGCAGTTTGTTGACTTTCTTTCAGCAGACTTTTGCCTCGCCAACGCTGTCGGTTAATCTGTTTGTGCCCGGCAATGGCTTTAATATCACTGTGCCGACCCCTGTTAGCAATGACCAATGGATGCTTTTGCAACCTGCTAGTACTTTGGCAACTGGCACAATAACCTTGCCTTTAAACACTGGTGTGCCTGACGGGACATCGGTGTTGATTACAACAACCCAAGAAGTCACATCGCTGACTATTGCATTGAATGGCGCATCTGCTATTTATGGTGGCGTGACTTCATTAGGGGCTGGAACAGCAACAACAATCCGTTTTTATCAGCCAACAAATTCTTGGTATCAAATCAATTCTGAAGCGGTTTTTGCGGGTGGTATACAAAACTGGGTATCAAACCCATCAAGCGCTAACTTGCTCGCTGCAATGACTGATGAGACTGGCACTGGTTTGTTGGTCTTTAACAACACCCCAACATTAGTTTCGCCTGTACTGACTACCCCGACTCTTGGCACACCGGCTTCTGGAACATTGACAAACTGCACTGGTTTGCCTGTTGCAACTGGTGTAAGCGGTTTAGGTACAGGCATCGCCACATTCTTGGCTGGACCATCTAGCGGCAATTTAGAAACTGCAGTTACTGATAATACGGGGACTGGATTGTTGGTATTTAATACCAGTCCAACCTTAGTCACGCCTAATATTGGCGCAGCCACAGGTACAAGTCTGATTGCATCTGGCACGATTGTTTCAACAGGTGGAACTGGCGTTGGTTATGCAACTGGGGCTGGCGGTGCTGTTACGCAAATCACAAGCCGAACCACTGGCGTGACCCTGAACAAGACAACTGGTGCAATTACATTATTCAGTGCAGCAGGAACGACCACGGCAGCAACTTTTACTGTGACAAACAGCGCAGTGCTGGCAACTGATGTGATTATCCTCAATCAAAAGTCAGGCACTGATTTGTACGATTTGATGGTCACTGCCGTGGCTGCTGGTAGTTTCAACATTACATTCCGCACCACTGGCGGCACGACTACAGAAACCCCAGTATTCAACTTTGCAGTTATCAAAGGCGTGGCATCGTAATGGCAACCAAACCTAAGTCCTCTGTGAATGCGGCTGGCAACTACACGAAGCCAACCATGCGAAAAGCCCTGTTTGA